CTTATTTGGAAACAGTCAGAAGTAAAACGCAAAGAAAATGGAGAGATAGATCCATCTTCGGCTGATTTCCGAGTGATGGGTGTCATGAATGAAGGTCAGCTCTTTTGGAAAGCCATGATGCAAGCGGTATCAAACAATGAAAGTTGAAGTGTTTCTTAATGAGAAAAGTGTAAATCATGCCATAGGCCAGCTAAAAGCATATCGCGATAGTCTGGTTGTAAAGAATGAGCAATTCGTTTATGAACTTCTCAATATAGGTATAGAAGTTGCAGAAGAACGCGTGGGTAAATTTGGCAAGTACATATCTTTTACAAAGAAAGGTAAAGGTGGATTAACTACCATCGGTTATCTGATAGGTGAGGACACTCAGAAGATAGTTGCTGAATGGGACTATTTTGGAGAGAAAAAAACCGCTGTTCTCAGTCCGCTTTTACTTGCTGAATTTGGTAGTGCAACAAATGCAGAGGTTCTTTTTGATGTAGAAGGTGTAGGTCAAGGAACATTTCCCGGACAGACACATGCTTTTGAAGAGTATTGGTGGTATAAGGAATGGGATGATAATGGTAAAGGTAAATGGAAGAGAGGGCGTGGAATTACACCAACTCATCCAATGTATCATGCCAATATGAAGATGTATGAGCAGATTTACAATGTAGCGAGAAAGGTGTTTAGGAGCGATGGTAGATGAAACATGGTATGACAAGATTGAATCTTATATATTGACCATTCTTAAGTACGAGCTTGTACAGAAGTCTTCAGCGCCATTTCCAAAGCTTACCTGTACTACTTCTAATCAGGAAGAGTCGCTTGAATTTGTTGGCAATTTCCCAACTATGTACGTACATATGTTACCTCCTTACGAAGTAGGAAGGGATTTGACTAACGAAAATGTCAATGGCATTAGTTGTACTTTTGAACTTATTGCTTATTCAGATAATTCAGAGAAAGAATGTCGTCAAATCATTACCGCAGGCATCAAGCAGATGAAGAAACTGCATTTCAATGTTGAAACGTTTCCTGATCCAAGAACATCGGATAAAAAGTATATTGCAATTACAAGGCTTAACAGGGTGATTGCAAGCGGTGATAAGGAATTAGTGCCGCAAGATGAATGAATTGCATAATTTCTACCGTAGGAGTATAATATGGATATGTTAGAAAGGCGGTAGAATGGCAGATTATATTGACCTTACCAATCAAAGATTCGGCAAACTTTTAGTTATAAAAAAGAGTCATGGACGCTATACAAGTGGAAACCAATTTAAAGCTACTTGGAAATGTCAATGTGACTGCGGTAAACTTGTCGAAGTTGATAGCGAAAAATTAAGAAAAGGACATACGACTTCATGTGGTTGTGAAAAAAGAAATAACAAAGGAAGCCGATTTCAAGATTTAAGTGGGAAAAAGTTTGGTAGATTGGAAGTAATAAGATTTATACCAATCAATGAGCGCGAAAGCCGTAGAAAAAGTTGGCTATGTAAGTGTGATTGCGGGAATTATACTCAAGTAGATCCCGCGAAATTAAACATTGGGCATACGGCATCATGTGGTTGTTTAAAACAAGAGTATAAAGATGTAATAAAGAATCTTAATAGAAAATATAATTGTACAAATAAACGACTACAAAGTGTTTACTTTGCTATGTTAGATAGATGTTACAATAAGAATAATAGGTCTTATCATAATTATGGTGGACGCGGTATTTTTGTATGTGACGAATGGAAAAGTGACTTTGATGCATTTGCTAAATGGGCTTTTTCTCATGGGTATAAAGCTCATGCCAAACGTGGAGAATGCACTTTAGACAGAAAGAATGTTAATGAAGCGTATTGTCCTGATAATTGTTGTTGGATTTCAAATAAACAGCAACAAAATAACAAAAGGATTTGCCAAAAGATTGAATATAAGGGTGAAACACATACCATAGCTGAATGGGCAGATATTTTTAATATTCATTATTCAACGTTATATAACGGAATAAAAAGATATGGCAAATCGATTGAAGATTATATAAGTGAATAGTTCTTACGAACTTTTCATAGATAACAAAAGTAAAAAGAGATGTTTATCGCATCTCTTTTTTTGTTGCCATTTTTGGCAGAAAGGAGAAAATATGGCAGTACAGGAGGCAGGATTAAGTACCCTTGGTAAAAAATAAGCAATGTCAAAAATGCATAGTTGCTTATATGCCGTCTGTTATGAATATTGCCAAGTAGATAACAGATGATTATTGCGGTATTAAGCGGAAAAAACGTTTGCAACGTCAATCCGAACCGAAGGCTAGACATAGTTTAGTCAGGGGCAACGCCTAGATGGTGAAAAAGATATAATCCATCCACGAGACCGCAACACCGGGCAATCATCGTGTGGTGAAAAGATAGGCTGAACTACATTGTAATGATGTAGAAGTATAGATAAAAAGCTATACGATAACACATTGGTCAAATTTGGGTACGCTGTTGAGACTGTTGCAGGAACACAGCCTTCAACATTCATTCAGCTTGAAAGATGTAATGCAATTGCCGGTATCGAGTTGTCTACAGAGACTATCGATGCTTCAGCTCTTGAAGATTATATCACAAAGTATATCGCCGGTCGTCAGGATTCAGGCGGTGAGTGGACAATTACATTCAACTACACAGCTGAAGTAGCAACACAGCTTCAGACAATGATCTCAGCTTATAACACAGCAAAGGCATCTAACCTTAAGACATGGTTTGAGGTTTGGATTCCTAATGCAACTAATGGTTTCTATGTAGTTGCACAGCCCCCTCAGAGACTTCCTATGCCTGAGTTCTCACAGAATGAACTTTTGACAATCGAAGTTGGATTTGCTGTTGAAGATTACAAAGGAGAGCTTACAGCTATTGAGCCAACGGCGGGGTAACTAGCTCTGGTGGAAGTGGCAACCAGGGCGGTAACTCTAGTCAGCCCACTGGTTATCTTGATGCAACAGCACTCGGCGCAATGACTGATTCTGAAATCCTTGCTCTTGCAACACAGAGAGGTTACACAATAGGAGCAGAGTCAGATACTACTGAAGAAATCGTAAATGACTTCCTAGATGAACAGGAGCTTAAGTATCCATTCACTCAGGCAGAACTTGAGGAACTTACGGTTAGCGAGATTGAGTCCATTGCATCAGCAAGAGGTTACACGATAACCGAGACACTTAAAGCAGACATTATTACTGAGTTTTTGTCAATACAAAATGCTTAACGGAACATGGGGCGGCTTTCGGGCTGCCCCTTTCCCTTTAAGCATTTAGGGGAAAGGAAAAGGAATATATGAGAACGTTTTTGATTAACAATAAGAGATATGTAGCAAAAGAATTTACTTTTGGAGCAGTAAGACAGCTTGAGAGCAATGGTCTCTCACTTACTGATGTACAGAATAAACCTATGACTCTTGCGGCGGCTTATCTTGCATTTTGTGCAGGTATCAATATGGACGCGGCTGATAATGAGATTCAGGAGCATGTAATCAATGGTGGAAACCTTGATGGCATTTTTGAAGCTGTTACAGAGGCCATGAATGATTCACGTTTTTTTCAAGCACTCAACAAAAAGGCGGAAGCACAGGAAGTTCAGGATATTCCAGTAGTGCCAGTTCAGGAAATTCCGGGACAGGCAGTTCCGATTCAGGCAGTAACAGCGACACCGGTAGGAGAATCGGTAATTCAGTAAAATATAAGACTCTTACCGAAGAATATGAGAAAGAACTTTTACCCTCTATATTGTCTATGGGTTATTCATATTGGGATTTCTGGAATATGAATCCGAGGATATTAGAGCCAATACTTGAGGGTTATAAACTTAAACGAAAGATAATAGATGAAAATCAATGGCTAATGGGCGGATATATCTTTGAAGCTGTTTCTATAGCTATTGGAAATATGACAAAGAAGAAAGGCCAGAAGCCAAATAATTATTTTGAAGAGATAAAAAAGCCAGCATTGCAGGCAATTAATTCTAACAATGGCGAATTGACAGAAGAAGAGAAGCAAAGAAGGCTTGATCTTCTCATGGCAGGACTCAGAGTTAAACAGGCAAACTTTGAATTGGCAAAACAGCAAAAGAAGGGGCAGTGACCTAAATCACTGCCTTTTTCTATGAGGATGAATACTATGAATGTAGATTCATTAAACATACAAATTAAATCTAGCGCAACTGATGCAAAAAAATCTTTAGATAGTCTTATTACTTCACTTAAAAACTTAAATAAACAACTTGGGCTTAAAGAGGGCACAAAACTTGCGACCACATTAAAGACTATCTCCAACTCTGCTGTTTCTGCGTCTGCTGAAATTAATAAGATTAGTGGGACTGGACTTGAAAAGGTTTCTAAAGAAGCAGCCGTAGCACAGAAGTCAATTCAGAAACTTGCAAAAGAAGGCGAAAATGTAAAGAAAGCAATTGAAGGATTTAAATTTCCTGATTTTGATAGATATTTCGGCGTAATGAATGACAAGTTTGAAGTATCTGAGTCTATGGAAAAAGGAACCAATAATGCGATTAAGAACATTAAAAACCTTGGATTCGTTATAAAAAACTTGGATGATTCTGCTCCAGAACGTGTAGTTGAAGATGTACAAGAAAAACTTCTTCCTGCAACAACGAGAGTTAATGACCAGATAAAAGAATTAGCGAAGAATTTTAATGAAGTAAGCGAGATAAAAGTTTTTGATGTTGCAACAAAGAAAACAGAAGCAACATCATATCAGATTGGAAAATTACTTGCTTCCGTAAGAGAATATAAGAAAATTATATCCGAAATGGAGAGCGGAAAACGTGCATTTGATCCTAAAATGTACAGTGATGCAGTAATAGGTCTTAATCAAGCAAAGAAATCCATTGATGCATATAAAAAATCATTATCTACTACTGAAGAAGTGGCAGATGCTTTGTCAAGAAAAATAGAATTGATTAGTTCCAGGTCGGCAGGTGCATCTATTCCAAAGGATTTTAAAGCAATTTATGATAATGCTTTAAAGTCGGCTCAAGCAGCGGATGAACTGGCAAAGGGAACGCAGAAAGCCAAAACAGAGATTGAACAATTACTTGAGAAGTATAGGGAATATAAAAAGATTATCTCTGAAATGGAAGGTGGGAAAAGACCTGTTGATGAGAAAGAATATAAAGAAGCAGTTATAGGTTATTCCAAAGCCAAAGAAGCAATCGATGAGTATAAGAAATC